CGCAGTGACGGAAAACGTCGCGGTCGCTCCGCTCGAATTGGCAATCCCCACAGTGACCACGAACCGAGCACCTGTGGTTCCCACACTCACAATGCTCCCGACCGTTATCGTCACCCCGTCTTCGATCCAAATACGGTCGAGGGTCACGACAGTTTTGGTAGATGCCAGCCGGATGACACCATTGATGGAAGCCACCTGATCCAGCGCCTCGCCCGACGCGGAGTCCGGGTAGAATCCCCGGTATACCGCCTCCGTGACATCCCACATTTCACGGAGCTTGTCTGAAAAGATGCCTTCGATCTGACCGAGAATGTTGGAATCGAGCAGGCCCAGCTCGGAGCTGATCGTATCCAGGAGCTCGTCTTTTATCTCCTGCCGGATGACCGTCAGGGTCTTCTTTACAAAGCCGGTTGCTGTCACGCCATAGTCTGTCATACGATTAACTCCGTGGTGAATTCGAAGCTACCATCCTCGGATTCACCAGTAAAGGATACTGAGAGTTTGCGGGTGCTGGCCTCGAAATCCAGAACGAAATCAGTGATCGTCTGTATCCCGGGGGTGGTCAAGATCGCCTTCTGGAGAATTTGGCTGACTGCGTTCAGCCTGGGTTTCTGCCCCAGGATCTTTTGGAACCACGGCACCCCGAGCCGCTGATCCAAGAACCATTCCCCCAGGAAAAATTTCAGCCGCACTCGGCAGTCCTGGGCGATGGCGTCTACCCCGTCGATCAGCACGAAGTCGCCGTTCTCGATGGCAAGGTCGCCACTCGCTGTGAGTTTGAGATCCATTACTGTGCCGTCGCTTTCGTTTGGCCTGCGATTGAAATCTCCACATTGCCCGCCACCGGGAGCGTCAGAGGTGGTGGTGGATCCGGGTTGGTTCCAGCTGCGGTCAACAACCCTGTGTCATCCTGTCTTATTACAAGCATCCCATCAGCCAATGTCTTGGTGGCCGTGGGTATGATCTTGCCTGCACCAACAACTGTGCCGGCCGTCACACCAGGTGCGCTGCCTCCTGCGAACGTGAAGTTTATCGACCCACTATACACTGCTAGTCCCCCGCCGAAGTTCTTTACCGAAGGCAACGTAACTATTGTGAATACTCCCCCCGTGATGGGGGATCCCAGAGAATGGGAGATCGTGCATCCAAGTACCGCTACCAGTTTCAACGTCATGGCAGCACCTGGAAGTTGCCGTTCGCATCGAAAATCCCGGTCGGCAGCAAAGAGAAATTCCCCAGCTTGTTGACCACCTCCATCGTGCCATCTTTCTTGAAATGAGCCTGGACTCCGTTCTCGTATCCCATCGCCATGTCCGCCTTGTTCAGTACCCCATCCTTGAGCGCCCGAGGCACAGGATAGAAACCAGGATATGCGATGGCATCTGAAATGTCGTTCATCCGAAGGTCCACCGGATCGGTGGGAACGGTACCACCCGAGCTTTTGTACTTGTCGATGGAGCGGTCGCAGTAGACGAGAAGGACAAGGTCCCCCTTTTTTATGGGAAACGTCACGAAGAAACCGCCTCCTCGAGGAAATGCCACCGGGACGCTGGGGATGATTGGAAGCAGATCCAGATCCTCCGTGCCATCGTCGAACACTACCGGCCGGGAGATCATGGGTTGTACATCTGCCGTCTGAGTGGCGGGGTTGTAGGACACCACCATGCCCGGGCCCGCGATGAACATCTCCCCAGTGGCCTGGCTTGCCGCAGCTTGTAGCAGCTCGGAGAGTGTTGGCGTTCTGCTATTTCCCAAACGGTCGCTCATGTCACTGGTGTCCCTTCAAATTCAGTATACCAGTCGGTGCCCCACGTGTCGCCAAAGATGCTGACCTTCGTAGCTTTGTACGATCCAGTAATCGCTTTGGAAAGCATCATCACCCGGCGTCCAGGTTTGATCGATGGCTGTAGGAGGCTCTTGGCCTTGATGACTCCCTTTTCACCCTTCTCAGGAGAGCCCACAAGCCCCGTCAGGCTGCTCAACACAGTGATGCTGTCCATGAGTGTCTCGTCAGGTGCAAGCACCTGTAGCTGGCCGTCCTGGATGCTCCAGTGATATCCTGCCGACGTGACGTATTTGTTCAGCAGCTTGACAACACGCCCAGTCAAAGCCACCCCGTGGTCGAAATTCAGATATCCACGTTGGGCACCCAGAGCAAAATGGGCCGCCGAGTTGCCGAGTCCCACACCCAAAGCTGTTGCAAGGGCGGTTAAAACCGTCAGAACAGGAGTGCCGGCGCCAAACGATAATCCGCCCTTGGGAAGACGTGCATATCTATATCGGTTGCCTCCATCTTCCGCTTCGATAGTGGTTTTCCAATCTACTCCTTCGAGATGGGAATCTGCATGAACAATATCACCAGAAAAAACCATCCCCATCGACCCAGCATATCCCGATTCAATCACAAGAGGCCAATCGTAAAATAAACCTGCTTTTCTAGAAGTTTCAGCTAATTCCGCACCAGCCTGCAATACCCGGCGATTAGGCTCGCTCAAATTATAAATTTCCAAAGATGAACAGTTAGGATCCCTGTTGTCCGATTTTTCTATAGCAAATTTTACTCGAAGCGCGGGAGTAATGGCTTTGGTAACCGGGTTGATATTCTGAATACTCAACTTCTGTCCGCCCACAGACATCTCGAAGTCCCGGTTAAACAGCCCACCAATCATCAGGCTTCCTCAATTGATTCTTGGTCTATGTATCCCAAGAATGAGGAAACATTCAAATCATCTAAGCCCGGATCTGTAGGATCAGGCAACGTGTTGATAATCATCAATTCACCTGCGGGTCTGGCACGATCTCGAAACAAATTCAACAACCAATTATTAGAAACCACCTTGATGCCGCTCCGAAGAACATCCCCTTCGGTATTGAACAGGTCGAAATACCAAAAACCCTCACGAGAATTGAACTGAAATGCCAAACGGAAATCCACACCATCTAAGTCCACAGAAAAGCCGAAAGCCCCCAACAAAGCCGGATTATTTAATTCTATGATATAAACAGCCATGTATTACCCAGCACCAGTAAGTGCGTTGACCCCCTTCTTTAATTTGCTGACGCCTTTTGCTTTTTTTGCTTGTTTCTTTTTGGCTTTTTTCTTGTCTTTCTTATCCTGTTCCGCTTTGGCATTATTTGCAACATCGTCCGGTACAGGAAGATCGAAAGCCAAAGAAGTTGCAGTGACTACATGCTGTAGAGCAACAACACATTCCAACACATTTCCTGTTGTTGCGTCTCGTGTGATCACTATCGAGGTGATTGCCATGTCCTTGTAACCACGCAACGACGTGACGACATCTATTAGCACCCCTTTGTTTTTCAGTTCATGCAGCTTGAGATATGCTTCATTGACACGATCTCGCCCTGGTACAATAAGCACACTTGGCTTGACAGGTGATCTTGCAAACAAACTCGCCAAGTACATCAGCGGGGTGTTTGTCACCAGCCCGTTGATTTCTATCGATTCAGGTAGTGCACGTATATGATCGGACATCACCGATCCAGACTCCACGGGATGCTGTGTGACATCACATAGAGCAGTGTGTGTTTCCGACAACGAACAATCGAACTCGATCAATCCCACAGTAGGAGGAACCAGTTTACCTATCTGAACTTTTGTGGGCGTATGACGAAATAGTAATTCGGTGATGGCCATCAATCCGCTCCCGAAGTTAATGCGCGCATGGCCGTCCTGTTCTGCTTATCACCCCAGCGGGACATTTCCTGTCCCACTTCAAATGCCAGTTTTTCTTCGCTCATTCCAGGAGTGGCATGAACTTCGACGTTCACATTATTCTGTACAGAGCCCCCACCTCCACCACCACCGGACGGGCTGACTGTCGGAGGAACAATACCACCTCCACCTGCACCAGCCCCGGCGCCCATTCCTATCTTTTTTGCTCCGGTCTTGGAATCCCGCTGAACAAACCAATCAGGCAAGGCATTTTTGATCCAATTCAGTGCGTCGACGAAATCCTGCTTGATCGCTCCAATGACCTCGTCCCTCCAGAAAGCAGACATCTGCGCACCAATTTCCTGTTGTATTTCCAGCAGATTTTTCAAACTGACATCATAATCGATGCCCAGTAAATCGAAACCCTTTTGAATTTCTGTAAACGTTCTCTGCCAAATCACGAACGTACGCACTTGATGATCCTTCAATGCATCTTCTTCTTTGTTATACAGATCAGAAGCAACCTCGAACATATTCATGAAGCCCCAAACAACTCCATTGAAAAGCCCACCGAAAATATTACTAGCTCCTTCAGCGAAAAGCCTGATGTCAGAAATCCACTGCTCGTAGTCCAGCGGATTGTTCTCTGTGTACCCCACATAGTCTCCCCACTTGTCCATAACCGCACCAATAGCCGAATCGCCTCCTTCTTGCCACACGACAAAATCTTCAGCAATCAAACCCAACAATGCAGTAAGCGCCAGAAGTCGACCGATCGGACCAGAAGTTAGTGCCACACCCAACAACCCAATCACCACAATTACTCCCAGAATTCCTTTTTTAAGGGGACTCATCGCACCAACCCATTGAGCGATGTGTGTGCCAAATGTTATGATACCTCCCATAGCTCGTCCAGCGGTATCGGCAAGCTCATTCAATGCCGGTGTGCCGTCAGCAAGTAGCTTCAATGATTCTTCAAGCGGGGGGATCAGGTGCATGCCGAAGCGAATAGACAAATCCTTGAGTCTGGCTTGCAGGGCTTTGCTCGCATTGGCGAACCCTAATACAGTTTTTGCAGCATCTCCCACCGAAGTTTTTGTCTGGGATACGATGTAGTTGTATTTCAGCTGGGTCTGCTCCGCGTTAGACATCGCCTTTATATCTTTTTTAATGCCCTGCTCTAAAGCATACGTTTTGAGCGTAGCATCCTTCATCACCACACCAAACTTTTGCATTGCTTCTGGCCCAGACGTGAGGCCAGATCGAAGGGCCAACAAAACATCCGACTCCGCTGCCTCGTAGAAGCTGGCAAGATCCACAGTAAGCTGGGCCAGCCCCATACTCATGTCCGCTGCTGCCTCAGTATTCCCTTCTAACATTGGATTCAAAACCGCACCGAACTTAGTTGCTATCTCTCGCATGTCGTAGGTGCTTCGGCCGGCAGCAGCACTAAATGCATCAGCCCACGCTATCACTGTATCAGAACTATCCCCGAAACTGACCTCCAGTACGTTCAGGGTTTCGTTGACACTACTGGCGAGCTTGACTGCGCTGGCGATGCCGCGGGCAATTTTTGCAACAGCAAAAAACCCACCGATGGCGAGCGCTGCTTTCTTCGCTACGCTCGCAAGACCATCCAGTTTTTTGTCGGCTTTTTTGAAAGACCCCTTGTCGGTCTTGACTCCGAGAAGTGCTACGAGTTCTTTA